CTGCCGCTGAACCATGCCGATATGCCCAGATTGAAATTTCACAAGGAAGCCCTTGCTCTTGCTACTCGTGCCGCCAAGGTCAATCATCGGGCTGCCTTTCAGGACGTGTGCCTGGAAAAAGGGCGGCGCATTACGGACAGACGGACCCATGTAGGGTTTTGTGGGGCCGGTTCTGAAATAGCCCAGGTCTGCCCGGAATGCGCCGGGGTCGTTTTTCATAATGGCAAGGATTGCCGCCGGGCGGCGATTTGTGGCTTTCTGCCGCTGGCGCAGGTCTTCGATCATGCGTTTTCCAGCAGTGTTGAGATCATACCGTTCCTTCACTTCCTGCAGCATCAGCTTTCGGGTTTCCCTCGCCGTGGTGTTGATTACCACTTTCAGTGCCGCCGGGGTTTTGTCCGCCAGCACTCCAAGGGCACGGGCAACCTGTTCGTCGTCGATGGAAAGTGTCGTACTGGAAGCGTCGTAATTGGTTTTGAAATAGGCCACTTATTTCACCCTCTCACTCGCTCAAGCTCCATGCGGTATACGTTGGCTTTCAAAGAGCAGGACTTGATTTTGTAGTCCCGCTTCTTGTCCAGGGTTATGAGCTTATCGTTTTTCGGCATGGGGCCGTAGTCCTCTTTCTTGACATACAAGAGCAGGTCAGCTTTGTACATTCCCTGGTCGAAGCTCTGCTTCGCGCCGCCCTCCCAGTGTGCTGCACGTTCGGTCACGCCGGGGTGCTGGGTAATGCAGACCATTTCCTTCCCGTCGATGTAGCGTTTCTCCGCAAACTCGTCCAGGTTAAAGAAAACGGTCTGCACATCCTGCGCCACGAAGTCCTTGAACGTGGGCAGCTGCGGTATGGCGTCGGGTGTGCCGTACTTATCATCCACGTCCAGCATGGTCTTAGCAGACCTCCGCAACGAGCCAGCTGTCCACCTTGTCAGGGATCAGCAGCGGATGGCTCTGGATTTCCAGGAAACGGCGATCAGGGCCATGCTTCACATAGCTGCGCAGAAGACGTGCGGTTTCTGCGCTGTGCCACTTACCCTCATCATCCAGGTAAGTACACAGGCCGTAAGCGCGCATGAAGTACGCATTGCTGGGAATCATCAGGACCATGTTGTCCGGGATGTACGGCTTAATCTCCTTGGTGACATCATCCAGGTACACACCATCGTAGCCGTAGATGTCAACACCGGGCAGGTTCAGATGACCATAATAGTTCAGGCCGTTTTCCAGTTCCTTCGGAGCCATGGAGCCGATGTCGAAGCGGCGGTTCTCCATCAGTTCCTTGATCTGGCTGTCCGCCATGAACGCATTGGCTGCCGCCTGTCCCATGATAACCATGTCCGCGTTGGCAAAACCGTTCCGGCTCACCTGCTGCTTCCATTCACGCAGATTGTCCCAGGGCTTGGCAGCGGACTTGCCCCACTGCTTTGTACCTTCCAGAGTGACCTTGTTGGTAAAGCCGAAGTCGATAACTTCATCAACGCCCTTGCCCTTAACTCTCAGCCGACCAGTGGTAAGCACCTGGGAAGCCATCCACTCCTCACGGTTCGTCACCATGTCATTCAGAGTGTTGTACTCCTCAATCAGCTTTTCCGCCGCACGATCAGCGGGGGTGCGGCCAGAATAAAGGTCTTCACCGGGCAGCCGCTTCAGGAACTGGCTGGCAGTGCTGATCGTTGCCTCGTTGACGAGAGGGGGCTTATAGGACTTGGTTTCGTAGCCCTCGCTCTGCACGATTTCGCCGCCGACCATCGGATGGACGAAAGCCGCCATCTTCCTGGTACCCTTGACAATGTCGATGTCAACATTCTCGCTGGTGAAAGGCTTCACATGAGAGAAAAAGCGGTCACGCAGGAACGTGTGGATCGGAGGGGTAGTGCGCACCACCTCAACCAGGGTTCGAGGGTCATAAATATCGATTTCATTTGCCATAGTTGTTTCCTCCTTTACACCAGGAAAATACCCAAGTTACGCAGCGGAACTTCAACATCCGCCACACTCACGTTGTCGGGCAGCACCAGTGCATCTGCAAAAAATTCGCCGGACAGATAAACCGGCACATCTTTGTCTGCTTCTGCGCTGTCAGCCGTAACACCATACAGACCAGTAAGAACCGCTGCCCCTGCGCTGGACGGGGCGGCAATGGGTTTCACTTTGCCGTCAGCAATCAGAACAGGGGTGTGTGCTTCCACCGCTTCACTGGCGGTCTTGGTCGTCTTGGCGATGCCAATGTCTACACCGGCGATGAAATACTCCGGCGCAGTGCTGAAATCTTTTCTTGCAAGATCCATGCTCATAGCTTTGTCCTCCTTACTTAACGCCGTTTGCCCTATGAATGGCATTCAGGAAAGCCTTGTTTTCCGCGTTCTCCGGCTCGGGGTCTGCGGGCGGCGGATTGCCAATGCCATTTGCGCCAGAGTTCTGCGCCGCAGCCTGTGCCTGCGCCAGGTAGGTCTTGCTCTGCGCCTGCTGCTTCGCCTTCACAGCGGCGATCATCGTCTTGGCAAACGTTGTAGAATCCACAGGCTTCTCAAACTTTGCCACGGTCGCCTCAGCTTCAGCACCGGGCAGGGTGCTGTCCTCGACCTCCTTGATTCGGGTACGCTCTGCAATGGTAGCGTCAGTCTCGATCTGTGCCACCATATCAGGGTACGCCTTGCGGAGATCATCCTTGGTTTTGATTTCCATGTCTTTTACCTCCCCATGGGTTTTATTTTCCGGCTGTTCCGCCGGGTAGTTATTTTCAGGCCGAGCGGCAGGCGTTTTTGCCTTTGCCCGGTTTCTGACAAATTCGGGAGCCTCGTTAAAAGGCAGGTGGGTGCCGATGCTGTTGACGAACAGGATGCCATTGCGGTTTTCTACCACAGTGTCTTCCTCTGCATCATCCACTTCATCCACAAAGCCGTTTTCCTTGGCTTCGTCCGCCGTCCACCAGTTTGTTTCGTCCATCCACTTTGCGCACTCGTCCGCATCGCGGCCGGTCTTCTTGGCATACAGAGAAACGATACTTTCCCGGGTCGCATCCAGAGCTTTCAAGTAGTTCCGCATCTCGTCAGCCGTCAGATACCCGCAAAGTCCCATGCTGACCGGGTGGACCATATAGGTGCTGTCCGCTGCAGCCACAACCTTGTCAGCATGACAGGCAACGATGGTAGCAGCACTGGCGCACAGGCCATCAATGTGGACGGTCACAGTGGCGGCATTGCGTTCCAGCTGGTTGCCAATAGCCTGAGCCGCAAAGACATCACCACCGCCGGAGTTGATGAACACGGTGATCTCGGCCACATTGCCCAGGGCGGCGAGGTCATCTGCGAACTGCTTCGGGGTAACTTCGTCACCCCACCAGCTTGTTTCGGAAATATCACCGTAAAGAAAAAGTTCTGCTTTCTGGCCGTCGGCCAGATTGCGGAACTTCCAGAACTTGTTATCCGTTGTCTTCGGGGTTGTCTTGGAATTGGGTTTGCTCATCGCACCCTACCTCCTTCATCTTCTCCATTTCAGATTTGCGTTGACGCATATTTGCCCGCCAGCTGCCGCCGGTCATCTGTGCAGTTTCCTGCTCGGCAGTGCTGATGCCCTTATCCATGCGCAGAATCGCCGCCTCGATTTCTTTCTTGGCATCAAGGTTCGTGCGGGCGGGGCCATTCCAGATACAGCCCGTGTAGGCTTTTGCAATGGCAGGGTCATCAAAAAAGCCCGGGGCGTTGATACGCCCGCGGGCCACTGCCTCAGCAAACCATTTTTCGTAGGTGGGCTGGCAGAAATCGTCTGCAAAGCTATCCCGCATCACCCCGCACGTCCGCCAAAATTCATTGAGGGAGCCTCTGGATGCAGAATAGTTGGAACTGAACTTCTTGTACAGCACTTCACTGGGCACCTCAATGCCCGTCGCAACCTGGTTCGACATTGCCGACATAAAGCCGTCGTAGGTCGTGGTGGGGTGCTTCGGGTCGATCAGGTTTGCCTTTTCGCCCGGGGCGAGGTCAAACACCGCCGCCGGGCCGAGATTGATTGCCAGTTCGTCAGGCGGGGTGTTCGGATCAGCCGCTTTGTCCTGCGGTTCTTCGCCAAACGGTGCCTGGTTCGTTTCTGCATCCCGTTGGATAAAAAGGGTTGCAGAGGACGAAACGATAGCTGCTGCCAATTCTGCGTCCGTGTACCGCCCCATCTGTTTCAGGGTAGGCAATACCGGGGCGAGAATGGGGATACCTCGCCGCTGCCCGGCACGTTCTCTCTGCGTGATGCACAAAATGTTCGGTGAGCCGGTCGCCGGGTCGCGGGCTTCCACGCGGGTCCATGCCAGCGGCACCGGGTTGTCATATTCCAGCGGGTGCCGGTTGGCGACCCAGTAGGCTATGATCTCTCCGGCCTCGTTCGTCTCCACCCCCTGTACGATCTGGAACACATATTTACCGTCAACCTCACAGGGGTACAATGTGTCGCCCGGATTCGGACTGCACACCTGGTCCGCTTCGATCAAGCGCAGCTGTAAGGCATACGGCCAAGACGGACGCTCCCTATACTGAATTGCAACAAAGGCATCACCGTTCATCAGGAAGCTGATAAACGCCAGGGTTTGCAGCCGCCAGAAGTTGTCCATGCCGCTGGCATCACAAGCCGTGCTGTCTGCCCAAAGATTAAATTCTCGGGTGATCTGCGCTTGCAGCTGGTCGGCCTGTTCCTCGGTCAGATGCAGGTAGTCCGCATCGACCTGCGGTGTTGGCACAAGGCCGCTGCCCACCACATTGGTGCGCAGGGTCTTCAATGCGCCAGCTGCCAGCGGAATGCCCATGTAAGCATCCCGGCTCCGCTTGCGCAGGGTATCAAGGTTATCCTCGATGTCTCCTTTCGGGGAACTGCCGCCAACGTGCCAGCTGCGCATGGCTCTGGACGTATGGGATGCACCGTAGTTGCCATATCCCGTGCCATTGTTCAGGATGGACAGGGCGGCTCTGGCCGTTGCTCGGCGGTAACCTGCGACGGGGGAAACCGCCGCGATTGCCTTATCCAGAAAATTTGCCATGCTTCCCACCGTCCTTACACATCATGCGGGGCGAAATGGTAGATACGGTTCCTGCCCCGCCCCTGTTCCTCCCGCTCGGCTTCTGCCACCTTGCCCTCCCAAAAGGAAATGCTTTCCCGGATTTGTTTCAGGCTGGCGCGGGTAAGCTGCATCTGCTCGATCTGATAGCTCTGGCCGGTGGAAACTGCTTCCTCGGCCTTGAGCCACATCTCCAAATGCTGCTTGGCGATTTCTTTTGATATGATCGACATCGGTTAAATTCCTCCCGATCTTCTTCTGCGGTACTGGTGCTGCGGTTTTGCCTGACGCGGCGCACCCTCGCCCGGGATTTCCAGGCCGGGGGGATTGCTGATTTCCAGCGCGGCGGTGGCGTAGTTCCGAGCGTCGAAAGCCTCATTGCGCTTTTGCGCCGGGTCTTTTAGTTCCCACCGCTCCACCTTGCGCCCACCCTTCCAGTGGGTCACTTTATGCTCTGCCGTCAGCATCTTGAAATAATTCTCGTCGTAGCCCGCATCCTGCCCCGCCGGGAAGTGGCAGTAGTTCGGGCCCTTGATAAGCACTTTCAGCCGGGCAAGCACAGCGTTCTTGCCGGTGTCAACGCCCAGCACGAAAAGTTCACCACCGACGCGGTTGTTCTTGGTCGGGTTTCGGATGTACGGCACATCCATGCCGCCGCGTCCCTTGATCGCCCAAATGTGGCGGTCTTCCCGCTCTTTGCAGAATCGGATGACCTGATCCGGGAAATGACCGCCGCTGTCCATGCAGGCCGCACGGATGGAAAGCTCTGTGCCGTCCCGCTTCTTCCATGTGGTGGAAAGAAAAGCGTCGAGGTCAGCCCATACCTGGCCCCGTTTCAGGTCGCCGTAAATACGCTGGTAGCGAATGCCCCAGCTTTCCTTGCCGACGCCCCAGCCCACGACCTCCGCTTCAAAGCGATCGTCTTGCGTATCAATGCCACAAGTCAGGTAGAGAACGCCGTCGGGCACCTCGGCCTCGTAGAACTCGCGGCGGTCGATCAGGGCGGTGGTTTCTACCGTTTCGCCCGGTTCTTCCCACGGCAAGCCCAGGTTCGTGTTCACGAAGACCTGCATCTTCTCGTAGTCGCCCCGGGAAGCGTCCAGATCGGCCGCAATGAATTTTTCTACGATCTCATTCCACCCACACAAGGTCGAGGCAATTTTATTCATGTGGAAGCCCCGGACTTTCCGCTCGGGGTGCGCCGCCACCCACTTGCCGCGGATGCTGTTTTTCTTCCACCTGAACTCGTTATCCAGGCATCCGCATTCGGCACAGCGGTACTGTACGCCGCCCTCCGGCCATTTGTCCTTATCGAACACCATGCCATCCCAAACAAAGGGCTGGTACTTACCACAGTTCGGGCAAGGGACATTCCATTCTTCCTGTGTGGAAGCGTTGAACTCGTCCAAAATGCGGCTGGCATTTTTGGTGGTCGGGGTGGAAACCATGACCGTCTTGCGGTCCCAGTAGGTGGTTTGGCGTTCCTCGGCCAGCATAACCGGGTCGCCCTCCTTGCCCGCGCTGGCTTTGTAGGCATCCACCTCGTCCGCCAGCAGCACCTTGATGGGACGGCCTCGAAGATCGGTCGGCGAGTTTGCGCCGATGATCGTAAGCTGTCCGCCGGGGAAATTTTTCTTGGTGATGGTGTTGCCCGAGTATCTGCTCTTGTTGTCCACAAGGCCGCGGAGAATCGGCGTGTCCCGGATCATGGTTGCCAGACGGTCTTTGGAAAAGCTCTCGCCCAGGTTCACAGTGGGCTGCACGATCATAATCGGTGCCGGGTAGTAGCTCATGTAGAAGCCGACGGTGTTGAGGATCAGCCCGTCCGTCTTGCCGGACTGGGCGCACATCATCGCCACCACCTTGCGGATATGGACATCGCCGATTGCGTCCATGATTTCCCTCTGAAAGGGGGCGTTGTCGGTGTTCCACTGGCCTTTTGCCGAAGACGCTTCGGCGGACAGGCGGCGGTATTTATCCGCCCACTGGCTCAGGGTCAGGTTCGGGGGCGGTTTCAGCGTCCCCAGCACCCTCTCGAACAGCT